TCACCCGTATTCAGGGTGACGCTTTCCGGGTCCTCGATCTCGATTTCGATGCCGTCATCAGGGTTCTGGGCGTTGGGGTCCATACCCAACGGGGCTTGATTCAGTGCCTTGTCGATTGTCATTTAGTAAAACCCCTTAGCCCGCTGGCTCTTAAAAAGTCTCGGTTCATCCTGCTCGTCCAGATCAGAACCCACATAACCCCCTTTGCGGAACCGCATCAGGGCCAAAGACACACTGTCGACATAGTCGTCGTGTTCGCCACCGGGAAAACTGGCAACTTCTTCAACCACTTCCTCGGCCCAGTGGGTATTCGGGCACCATACCCGACCACTAGCGAACAAGTCACTAACTGCATTTAGCCTACTAATCTTATCATTGCCCTTGCCGGGTGTGAACTCCTGCACGGGGATGCCCATGGCTCTAAGCTCGTAAATGAGCGGAGCACCGGATGCCTTCTTTTCAATAATCACCCCGTCCGGCTTCCATGACTTGTACTGGTCGATGGCAACCTGCTTAAGCTCGGGAAACTCCATGCGCTCACGGAAGGCGTTAAGGAGAATAATGTTAGCTTGCTCCTTGCCCGTGGCATCGGGGTGGTAGAACACCCCCCATGTGGTCAGTGCGGAGTAGTCAGCCCGGTTAGACTTCTCGAAGGCCGTGTCCCACGACATCAGGATAAAGTTACACGACGGGGCCGCTTCCGACTCCCAAATGTTCCACCAGTCCCGCTTGACGATAGCCGAGGACTCCGAGGTCGGGTTCTGCTGGTATTGGGCTTGCCATTTGTTATTTGGTAGTTCCTCTTTCAGAGCCGTAAGCTCTTCCAATGACCAGAACTCGGGCCAGAGAGGGTTACCAGACGGTAACAATGCAGGAAATTCAATAACTTCCCATTCTTCGCCGCCGCGCTGCGCTGCGGCTTTTACGACCTGCCCAACTAAATCCCGCTTACTCCAGCGTGTAGCGACGATTATAATACTCCCCCCGGGCTGAAGACGTTGCCGGGGACCCGAAGTGTACCACTCGTACACCTTGTCATAGACCTCAGGCGAGGTCTCCGCGATTGCTGCTTCCTGTTCGGAGTGGGGGTCGTCAATAATTAGCAGGTCTGCGCCCTTACCGGTCACCGCGCCGCCTACACCGATGGCGAAGTAATCGCCACCTTTGCTGGTGTTCCACCGTCCAGCCGCCTTGCTGTCGGCTTGCAGGACCAATTCGGGGAAAATTTTGTGGTATGCGTCGGTATCGACGAGGTTTCTTACTTTACGGCCAAAACCTACGGCCAACTCAGCCGTATGGCTGGTCTGAATGACCTTTTTTCCCGGGTATTTCCCCAAAAACCAAGCCGGTAGGAGATAACTAGCGAACTCGGACTTGGTATGCCGGGGCGGCATATTGATAATCAGGCGCTTGCAGTCCCCCCGCGCTACCCGTTCAAAGGCATCTGCCATCTTCATGTGGTGTCGACCACTAATAAACGACGGCCACATCTGGGAAACAAAGGCTAAAAACCGCTGCTGGGCCAGCTTCTTCTTTTTAAGTTCTTCCAGTTTCTCCAGCTCCATAAGGAGCTGCTCCTGCTCAGTAGGCGACAAGGCAGGCAGGATCGCCGGGATATCCCTGAGAGATATGTTGTCTAGCAAACTAGCAGCGGAGGACTTCAAAAGTTGCCCTCCTCTTCCTCGTACTCGTCTTCTTCCTCGTCTTCTTCGGAATACTCAGCTATCCCTAACTCCTCGTCGAGGTTCATGTTTACAGGGGTAATATCCACGATGTCGGCATTGAGTAGTCTTTTTACTCTCTCCTTGATGGCATGCTCGAGGGCCTCGGGGTCCTTGTAGTTTATGGTAATTTCACTGCGTTCGGTAAATAACCCGATATCCGAGTGTTTCCCCAACAGTTCCAATGCCTTAAGCTCAAACTTAGGGTCGCCGCAGTTGGCAATCTCCATGAGTTTGTTGGTTATGGCCGCACGAGCAGCAGCCGCGTCAAGAGCGAGTTGCGCTCCGTAGGTACGCAGGAAAGCCGCAGCAGCAAAGGCCGTATTGGGGTCCTTCAGGTTCTGGACCTTTTTCTTATCGATAACCTCCTTGAGGAGGGCTTTTTGCTTGGATTCATCCCGCTCGGTCAGGGATAAGTCCGCGCCCAGCGCATGCTGAAGTTCAACTGTATTACCAGCTACGGCTAACTCTTCAAGCAAAGTAGGAGCGACCTCCGGCTTGGTGTCGTAGGGAACCGGGTGCTCGTCGGTGGGTTCGACGGTAATTACTGGCATACTGGGTTGTCTGCGTGCCTTTTGGGGCCTCAGTTAGCGCAGTAGTAGAACGAACAAAAAAATAAGTAAAGGAAGCAGGGGAGGTAAATAAAAAGAAGGGGGTGGGTCTGAAAACTTAGTGCTGGCAAAGTGTGGTATAGAAAACGAAGGGGGTGGGGGGGTCTGTGAAAACGCGTGATTGGTTGTGCAGATTAGAGAGTAGAGGTCATGGTCTATCAATTCTAGTTTTTGGTGGGGTAGGGTACGGTGGGGGTCTAACTAGGCCAAAAACCATATTTTCCGCCGTTTTCCCCGTTACATTGTAACGCCTATTGACATGGGGACACAAATCGTGGTCTACTTTGGTCACGGTTTGGGAATGGCCCGGCCGATTTAGAAGGAAGTACACCTATGTCAAAGACCATCTCCACTGTATCCGCTGTTGACGTTATCACCAAAGAATTGATCGCCGCACGAACAGCTTTCGCCGAGTGTGCCAGCCGGGAATATGGTTCCAGCGAGCGCTATGCCAAGGCGCTCAACGCCAAATTTGAGGGCGCTTGGTATGACGATACTAATCACGCCGGTTCCGCCGCTGAATTCGACGCGATGAAGGCGTTGCTGCCTTCGGACATGACAGCCAATGCCAAACGTCAACGCGTCTCCAACATCCGCAAAAAGGCTAAAGAGCTGCGCGAAGGAAAGCCCGACAAGGCGAAGAAGGGTGCGAAGGCCAATGAAGCGCGCGACACGCTGGCATGGCTGGCGGAAGATGTCCCCGGCTGGTTGCGCCGTATTGACCGGGACGAAACGGGAAGCGCCAAGGTCGCCAAAATTTACGAATATATGGCGTGCATCTGCAAAGAGCTTGGCCTCAATCCCGCTGACATTGTCAAAGACAAAAATGCCGTTTAGTCCCGTTACATTGTAACGCCCATTGCCCCGGTTGGAAACAACCGGGGCTTTTTTGTGCCCGGAGTTTAGCCCGCGCACATCGTTATGATAGTTTTGAAATTGTGGGCGGTGGGCTGTGGGTTTTTTGTTATACGTGCTTGCGTGACCGCCTTGCGGAACGCTTCCGCGTATAACACTTTTTTTCGCTCGCGTCAAGAGGGGGTAATGTAAGACCGTAAGATTTTGGGGTTTGCTTTGTAATTTGCTAAGTCATTGATTTAAAAGCAATGTAAGCAATGTAAGAATGTAATCTGGGTAAATGGTCATTTCTGGAATTTGCGTTTGCTTGCGGGTGTTCGCAGGTGCCGATTGTGATAAATCAATTTTCCCCCCTTATATATAAAATCAACATTACATTCTTACTTTCTTACGCGACCCTCGCAACATACTGATTTCAAAGGGTTTCTAATGTAAGAACTTCTGTAAGTTTTTCAAAACCCCTTGACTTGCACATTACATTGTGGTACAGTTAGTATAATGGGCCGGATAAGCCCAGACCAACAAACCAAGCGTTACAATGTAACGCCCAACAAACCAGTAACCACGAAGGAGAACACCGATGAACGGATACATCGCCATGTACAAAGGCCGCAAAACCGAAGTGCATGCCAACACACAGCACGAAGCCCAGTGCAAGGCCGCCGCATACTTTAAGGCGCGCAAGAGCTACGAAGTGTCTGTTTACCTGTGCGAAAAGGACGGCCAGCAAGTCACGCACTCAACGCAGCATATCTAAGCCCAACAAACCAACAACCAAGCGTTACATTGTAACGCCTAGCAAACCGAGGAGAACACCGATGACATACACTTACTACGCCCCGCACAAGATTTACCCCACTTACAAC